AGCTCTTCAGGCATGTGGCTTGAGCGAGACTGTTTCCGCTGGCGTTAGCGTGACTTACGCACCTGTGTCTGCAAGCTTTGGTTCTGTCACCATCCACTACAACATTGATGGTGTTCGCCATAAGGTGACTGGTGCTCGCGGTACTTTCACGCTGAATGCCAACGTGGGCGAAATCCCGACGATTGATTTCACCTTCACCGGTATCTATAACGCTCCTGACGATTCAGCGCTGCCTAGCGTGACTTACGCAAATCAGGCTACGCCGCTGATTTTCAAGAACGGCAATACTGACACCTTCTCTCTGCTGTCGTATTCTGGCTGCCTTCAGTCAGTCAGTCTTGACCTGGGCAACACCTTGGTCTATCGCGAGCTGATTGGTTGCACCAAGGAGGTGCTGATCACTGATCGCAGCAGCAGTGGCACTGTGGTGGTTGAAGCCCCGACTATTGCGCAGAAGGATTATTTCGCCGCTGCGCTTACGGATGGAACCTTGGGCAACCTGACGTTCCAACATGGCACCACTGCTGGCAACATCGTTGACTTCGCATCCACTCGGGTCGATATTGGCGACGTGTCTTACGGTGATCAGGATGGTATCGCAATGCTGAACATCCCCTACACCGCGATTCCTTCTACTGCCGGTAACGACGAGTTCAGCCTCGTGTATACTTGATCGGCGAGAGATGGATCCGCAGGGACCGCGTTGCGGTCCCTTTTTTATTGCTGTATAGTTTGCAAGAGTCTATTTTCACTCATGGCTTTTATTCGCAAGAAGGTTAAGACCTTTAAGTGGCCTGTAACCATTGAAGAGCCTGCTGATGGCGGTGTGTTTGAGGAGTCTACGTTTGATGCGATTTTCAAGCGTGTGCCTCGCTCTGAGTTTCAAAAGCTTGCCGACAAGGGCGACCTTGAGCTGCTCAAGGTTGTGCTGACCGGCTGGGAAGGGATTGACGACGAGGATGGCAAGCCTGTGCCGTTCTCGCAAGCGATGATGAAGGAATTCTCTGACGATCCGTATTGGATTCGTGGTGTGCTTAAGGCTTACACCGAGACATTTGAGGGTGCCCGTCTGGGAAACTGAAAGGCGCCGTCGAGTATTGGTGTAAAGGCGGCAAAAGAGTAGAAGATAAGACCAGGGATGACGCTGCGGCATTTGGATTGAAGCCGCAGCGCAAGCAGGCTGCACCGATTCAGCAGCACTATGAGGTGTGGGAAGAAAACTGGGAATCGTTGATGATGTTTCTGCGTATGCAAACGCAATGGAACGTCACAATGGGTGGGTACGTTGGCCTGAGATATGAGGTGCTGCTTGGTGCGGGCGGCTTGATGTCGCTGTATGATATAGAGAACCCCCGCGAGCTGCTAGAGGACATCCAGGTGATGGAAGCGGCCGCACTCGCAGAACTGAACAAGAAAGATGGCTAAAACTGTTCAGCCTATTGCTATCGAGCTTGGCATCAAGGGCGGCGAAAAGCTTGCGGCGTTGAACAGGTCTTTTCGTGATTTATCCAAACAAGTAAAACTGTCTGACGCGGACATAACTCAAGCGACAAAAGATATTGTAAAGTTTGCAACTGAAGCTGGCAACAGCGAGGCAACGATCGAGGGCCAGATCAAGGCTTTTGAGGGGCTGCGAAAGCAGGCCGCGATGGGCGGGAAAGCTTATGTGCAGCTTGGGAAAGACATAGCAAACTTAAAAAGTAATTTACAAGGATCAACTTCTGCAATTGATGCCAAAAAGAAAGCAATTCTTGATCTTGCTAATTCTACTGGCGCAACCTCGAAGCAAATTCAGAGTGCTATTGACAAGCTATCTGCGTTAAGAACTGAAACAAAGCTGGACTCAAGCGCCTTCGCTGCGTTTGGAAAAGACATTGAAGGGCTGGTTGCGAAGCTCAATTTGCTGGATCAGCAGGCGGAAAAGGCTGCAAGCAAAACCAAATTGCTTGCAGGTGGCATTCGCGCCACCCCTGGCAGTATTCGTGCTCAAGCGCAAGCTTTCAAGGAAGAAGCGGCTAATATTCAGCTTCAAATTGATAAAATAGACAATCTTGCTAGCAAAGAGCGCACTCTTAAGAAGAACGTAGAGGAAAGGCTTGGGCTTCAGGAAAGGCTAAATAAACTCTTGAGAAGCGAGGCTCAGACAGGGTTTCTTGCTTCAGTCGAGTCGGGCAGAAAAGCCGTTATTTCTGCTGCAAATGCTTTTAACGATGCTGATGCAAGTATAAATTCTTTCAACAAACGCTTGCAGCTGCTTGATGATACTTTCGGCAAGCTGCCAAACACAACCGCTGGATTTAACCAGCGCCTGCAAGAGCTTCAGAAGCGGTTTGTAAATACCATCCGCGATGGGGGTAATTATGTTTCTGTCGCATTAGAGATTGCACGCGTCCAACGCGAAGCCGCTGCCGCGACGCAAGGGTTAGGTGCCGCGCTTGTAAATGATCTGGCAAGTGGTGTTGCAGTTAGAAGTCAGCGCAATCTCCGCGAAGCGATTGGCCAGCTTCAGGCTGAAATGCTTGAGCTGAATACGACGACAGCAGAAGGCTCGGCTCAGTATGCGCAAAATGCTGCCCAAGTAAACAGGCTGCAAAAAGAGCTTGATCAGATTACTAATAGCTATCGCACTGTCGGTGATGCGGCTCGCCAAGCAAACACTGCAATGGGTGGAGGTGGAATCAATCCGTTCGGTGCTGCTGGCGGCAGGAATCCTGCTTATAGCAGAGAAAAAGAAAAGCAGGAGATGGAGCAGATAGCTCAACTCCAGCAAGAGCTTAATGGGCTTGAAGGTGAATATGTTGACAGCATTAAAAGTGCTCTGCAAACAATTCAGGAATATCGACAAAAACAGCATGATAATTTCATGCGTCAAGTTGACGAAAGAATTTCTGCTGAAGAAAAAGCTTCGGCTAAGGCGATAGAAAATACAAAGAAAGAAGCACAGGCGCTAGACGATCAATTCAATGCACTTCTTCAGCAACGCAAGGCTGCAGCCTCTGCCATGGGGATTGGTGGCAGGACTGACATCTCTTCCCTTTACGAGGGGATCATTGGCCTTTCGACTGCTGACATCAGGCGCCAGCAGCAGATGATGGGCAAGTCTGCTACCGAAGTATTTAATGACATTGCTACATCGTTCAGGAAAGGCGGCCAAGCAGTTGACCTTAAACAAAAGAGCACAAGTATTGGGAGTAGTATTGCCGAAGGTGTTGTTAATGGTGCGTCTGATAGCAATGAAATTAACTCTGGCGCCAAGACTTTTGCGCAGCGATTGATTGCGGCTTACAAGGCTGCTTTTGGGATCAGGAGTCCATCCAAGGAGACTGAGCAAAAAATCGGAATTCCTTTGGGGCTTGGGATTATTCGCGGTTTGTTGTCCGCTCTTCGTTCTGGAAAAAAGGAAGTCCAGCAGGAGATCGAGTCAATTGCAGAACCATTGATTCCCAAGTCTCGCCAGCCTCGCCGCTTGATTGGGACTGTAAACGAAAACATAGCAACTTTTACGGGATACGGTACAAGGCCGCGTCCTGCCATGCCCGGCTATCGCCCTTTACCCAGGCCAGGGCAAAGCCTTGATACGGAAATTGATCGCATGTTTAATCAATTTAGGGTAAACATTGCCGCTGTTACCACTGATGCTGAGATTTACTACAACCTTCTTCAATCTCTGCCTACATCAAAAATTACGACAGATCTTGCAGCAATCGCAAGTCGCAGGGCAAGGGCCGCTGAAATCAGTGGATTTATGGAGACCCAGCGCCAAATTGGCCCTGGTGATCTTGAGCGTGAAATTGCATCCAGCGTTGCTGGATACATGAGAGAACTTCGCACGCCAAATCCGTGGGTTGGCATTACAGGTGATTACAAGCAGTTTATTAATTCGATTTCAGCAGAAACTAAGATGCTTAGGTCAAACATTCTTGCGCTACCTCCGGGAAGGGTCGCAGGGTTGTTGCCTCCGGCTCCTACAGGCTTGACGCCTGCTCAGCAGCGACGAGTTGCTCAGGCTTACGCAAGGTCTGATGAGCGATCTACTCGTATTTCGGCAGAAGATGCTTCACGAGGCCGAGCCTTGCTTCTCGGTCAAGCGGGCGGTGGGTCTGGAGGAGGTGGCAGCGCAGGCAGGGTTGGAGGTGCCGACGGATCTTTCGCTCGATTAAACAAAGTCCTTTCTGATTTTGGCCGTCTTAGCGATAGGAGTACGGCTGATATTAGAGAACTTGGCGCAAGCCTTTCAAGTCTTGGCGATATTTTGTCTCCACTTGATGCTGATTTTAAGCAAGTAAATAAAGCGATTGCAGATCAGTCACGCTTAATTGATCGCGAACTTCAGAAACGCGAACGTCAGCGCACTCGCCGCCGCATGTCCCCAATGCAGATGACCCAAGCTGCAGGTGCTGCTCTTTCGGGTGGCATTTTTGGTGGGCCTGAGGGTTTCTTGGGTGGCGCGATCGGCGCTATCGGTGGGGTTGGCAGTGCATTTGCTGGTGCTGCGATTGGTGCGCAGATTGGTGGCTTGAGAAGGCAGCTTGGTGAGTTTGCTGATTATGCGGCTCAGATTGAGAAGTTGAAAGTCGCCTTGAAAGGGCTTACGAAAGATCAAAGTGAATTCAATTATGCCTTGGCCGCTTCGCAAAGAGTAACTCAAGATTTTAATGTACCCCAACAGGAATCAATCAGGGGCATTACGCGACTTGCTGCAGCAATTAAAGGAGCAGGTGGCCCGCTCACTGATGCAGAAGTTGTATTCAGGAACGTAACTACTGCTATCAAGGCAACCGGAGGCAGTGCGCAAGATGTAGAAGGAGCCGTTACTGCAATGGTTCAGGTATTCAGTAAAGGTAAGGTGAGCGCTGAAGAACTTAGCGGTCAGCTTGGTGAGCGTTTGCCTGGTGCCGTGACGATGTTTGCCAAGGCGAATAACATGAGCCTTACTGAGTTGCAAGACAACCTAAAAGCCGGGACAGTTGGCTTGAACGAACTCATGAACTTTGTCAGGTCACTTGGTGATACATATGGCGCAACAGCGAGAAAAATTTCTGACTCCAACGCTGAAGCTGGTGCAAGGCTGCAGGTTGTTGTTGATAACACGAGGGCTGCCATAGGCGATGCCTTGATTCCAATAGGGGCTCAGCTTCAAGATGCTTTTGGCGAGTTCTTGGAAGAAATTACACCTACGCTTGTAGATGTTTTGCCAAAAATTGGAGAGCTATTCTTGGGAATTGTTAAAAACCTCGATCTTATTGCTCAAGCTGCTGCGGCTGTATTTGCCGTCGTAGTTGTTGGAAAAATTACCGCAATTATTGCCTCAATCGGATCGCTAAGTGCCGCTATTTTCACACTTAAATTGAACGCAATTGTCGCGACAAAATCTTTAATAGGGCTGAATGCCGCTGCTCTGCTTAATCCTTACGTCGCTCTGGCTGCTGGGGCTGCGGCATTGGCCATTCAGATTAACCGTGCCGCGCAAGAGCAGAATAGGCTGAATAGTCTGATCAGGGAGGGATCAGTTGCGGACATTGATAAAAAGCTAGCCGAAAACAGGACTAAAATTATCGAGATCGAGCAAAGGCAGCTAAAGGGAGCTGATCCTCGAAGTTCCTATCAGGCAGAGCGTCGTGCTGGTCTTGTTGTGTTGCCTTCTCAAGCATCACTCGATAAGCAAGCCTTGAAGCAAGCTCAATCTTTAGAAAAAAAGCTAAAGGAGGCTCGAAAAAGGGCGGTTTACGATGCCGAGCAAGGTGCAGACTTGCCGGAAAATCTTCTTCGACCATTTGATTATCAGTCTCCCAAGGGTGATGGCGGCGACGGCAAGGGCGGCAGCAGCGCCAAAGAGAAGAGGGAGCGTAAATCGCAGCTTGAGTCAATCAATGCTCGCCTAACTTTGCTTGACATCGACAAGATGATCAGAGCAAACGCAAGAGAGATTGTTGAGGCGCAAGCCGATAATAACTTCGAGAGAGTGAAAGAGCTAAGCCTGCAAAAACTTTCCTTGGCCTCTCAGAAAGAGTTTGAGTCCGTTCAGCTTGATTACAGAGACGCTTTGGTTCGGGCTGCTGGAAATGAAAATGAGCAGATGCTCAAGGCCGAAGCTGCTGCAAGCAGGGATAGGGCGATTCAGGAGCTGAGGTTTAAGCTTAAAGAAGACATGCTCGATCTTGAGCAGCAAAGTCGCCTTGAGCAAGAAGCTCGAACAAGAGCTGCCGAAGACGAAGTTTTTGCACTTCGCGAGCAACTCGGCCTCGTAAGTAATGAGGAAAGGATTTCTAGATACAGGGCAGACTTGGAAGAACAAGGCACGCCTAACGCCGAGGAGCTTACTGATCTTTATAGGCAGACCGTTGATCCTACTTTTGCCGAGGGCATTTCTCAAAACATTAGGGCGCTCAAGAAAGATTTAAAGGAGCTTTTGAATCCAATCAATCAAATCACTGGTGCCGCGAATGCAATTGGTACATCGTTCGCCGATTCTTTCAAGAGTGTTATTAGTGGTAGTGCTACAGCTCAAGAGGCGCTGGCGGGATTTTTCAAGAATATCGCTAATTACTTTTTGGATATGGCTGCGCAAATTATTCAGAAATGGATAACAATGGCAATCCTCAATGCGGCATTGAAGCTATTCCCCACCGGAAACCTGACTACCAGTTCAGGAGTCAGCATGAGCGCTGGCACTGCTACTCAGTCGGGCTACAACATGGGCTCTTCGCTCGCAGACATGTTCAAGGCCAACGGCGGCCCGGTTAGCGCAAACCAACCATATATTGTCGGCGAGCGTGGACCGGAACTATTCGTTCCAAGTCGTTCTGGCTCTATTGTCCCTAACGATAGGCTTGGCGGTGGCGACAACGTAAGCGTTGTGGTTAATGTGGATGCAAAGGGTACAAGCGTTCAAGGCAATGACCAGGAAGGAAACCAACTGGGACTTGTTCTCTCGGCTGCTGTTAAGGCCGAGTTGATCAAACAGAAACGACCTGGAGGGCTTCTTGCTTAGCAATCATGGCATCATTTGACGACGCAACTCTTGGGATAAACACCTGCCCGGACTTTGAGGCAACAAGGTCTTCTGCTCCGAAGATTAGAAAGACTCAGTTCGGTGATGGGTACGAGCAAAGGGTTTCTTTTGGCCTAAATCAGAATCCAAAGTCTTGGTCTTTGCAGTGGCTTTACAGGAGCACTTCAGATGCAGATGCCATCGAGGCGTTTTTTGACGCAAGGGCTGCTGATAACGCTGCGTTTGACTGGATCCCCCCAGATGATACGACCTCTTACAAGTGGGTTTGTGAGCAATGGGACCGCAGGTTGACTTCGCCCAATCGAGCGACAATATCTGCGACGTTCAGACAGGTGTTTGAGCCTTAAACTACAACAAAGAGGATTTCACTATGAGCACCATCGTTACCAGGGCTGGCAAAGGCTCACCACTCACTCACACCGAGGTTGATGCCAACTTCACCAACCTCAACACAGACAAGGCTGGTTACGTAGTGGGCGAAGGCGGCACAGTAACGCAGGCCACCAGCAAAAGCACAGGTGTCACGCTTAGCAAAAAGTGCGGTCAAATAACAATGAACGCAGCAGCACTTGCTGCTGATACAACCGTGACTTTTACGCTGACCAACACCGAGGTCGTTGCTACC